TACCTGTTCTATATAGAGTAACTGGAACAGCTTTCTCACCTGTGAGTGCTGCTTTAGATCAATTGAAGAAGAGAAAGAAACTTATGTTTAATTGTACTTTTTCTCTTGATACTAAAAGGCAAAAGAAAGGTGGTAATGTTTTTTACATACCAGAGATAGGAGTAAATGCAGATACTAATTTGCAATTATCTGATACTGATATGGAAACATTAAAGGTGTTTCAAGAATCTATTGACACTGAAAATGCAGAAGTTGTAGACTCGTATAACAGTGCGAAGACAAAAAGAGCTAATGGTTCTGATAAGGTAGATGCCCAGATCGTTGAAGATGTGGATGATGAGCTCCCAGAACAAGTGCTGTCTAAGTAATGAATAATATATTACTAAAGGTACAGCAGTATTTAGACTCGGTGTCTAAAGGTCCTGTAAAACTAGACAAACGGTTAGTACAGGAGTTTGGTGAGGCGTGTAAAAACGCCTTACTAAAACAGTTTGAAGAAGAAAGAAGAGATAAGTTTGAACTAAGAATGTCTAATGTTGGCAGACCATTATGCCAATTACAAATGGAAGCTAAAGGTATTAAAGGTGAAGGACAACCTTACAGCAATAAGATGAGAAATACTTTTGGTGATTTAATAGAAGCATTAGCATTATTCGTAATGAAATCAGCAGGAGTAAATATTAAAAATGAACAAAAAAAAGTTGAGTACAAGTTTGGTAAATACAAGATTGAAGGTAGGCAAGATGTGGAGATTGATGAAAAAGTTTGGGATATTAAAAGTGCATCACCATATTCTTTTGAAAAAAAGTTTGGAGAAGCAGGTGGATTTAACGAAGTTATTCGTGACGATTCCTTTGGCTATGCGTCACAAGGTTTTCTATATGGAGAAAGTCAGAATAAAAAATTTGGTGGTTGGATAGCAATTAATAAATCTACTGGTGAATGGACTATATGTGAAACACCTGCATCTGTAGAAGAACATAAACGTAATGCTATTAAAACTGCACAAGATAATGTTAAAGCAATTGATAATAAAGTAGAGTTTAAAAGATGCTATGATGATATAGCAGAAACATTTAGAAGTAAACCTACTGGTAATAGAGTTTTGGGTTTTGTATGTTCATACTGCCCATACAAACTTCCTTGTTGGGGAAGAGATAAATTGCAGTTGTTACCACAACAGCAATCTAAAGGTAAGAACCCTAAATGGGTTTGGTACACTGAAGTCAAAAATCCTAAAAAGGATGAGACTATAGAGGCTGGTGGAGAGTAGTTTGAGGGGTCTATTCTTCACCGACTCTTATTATGATGATATATTTTGTAGTATATAAACAAAAAAAAGAAAAGGATTATAGAATGTTTACAAACACTATATTTAGTAAAGAAGAAGAAGCTAGAGAGTTTGCAACTAAAAGTAAAAAAAGAAATTATGATTTTAAAGTTGTTGAGTATAATAAAGAAAATTACGATAGGTATTGGTATTAATGAAAAAAAGTAAAATGAGTTATGTAAATTCTGTTAAGGTAATAGTAAGTCCTTGGCAAAAAGGTTTTCACTGTGGTATTATTATGGATAGTAAATCTAAAATGTCTACAGAAGAATATGAATTATGTTCTACTATAGCTAGAGGCATGATAAAGATGGCAACTTCTGACCCCCATTCAACGTTTCTATGGGGACTCCGTGGTTATGCTGAAGACAAAAAGAAAAGCGATAAAGACTTAACTATAAGTTCTGTAGCAGAGTTTGATGATGAGTCTAATGTTATTGATTTTCTGGAGTACTTAAAAATGAAACGAGATAAGGAGTTAAACTAATGGCAACGCACTTAGTTATAGGTGACCCTCATTGTACACCTAAAGCAAGCAATGAAAGATTTCTGTGGGCAGGTAGACTAGCAGCAGATTATAAAGTTTCACATATAATATGTATGGGTGACTTTTGTAGTATGGATTCTCTATCATCATATGATCGAGCAAAAAAATCATTTGAAGGTAGAAGATATCAAAAAGATATGGAGCATTCTCACAATGCACTATCTTTATTTAATAAAGGTTTAGGTAAACATAAAGCTAGAAAGATTATGCTTCATGGTAATCACGAAGATAGGATTGATAGATTTGTAGATGACAATCCAGAGCTAGATGGTACACTTAAAATTAGTGATCTTAAATTTAAACAATATGGTTGGCAAGAGATACCATATAAAAAAATTAAAGTTATAGATGGTGTACATTACTGTCACCATTTACCTTCTGGTATTATGGGTAGTGCAATATCTGGTGAAAATATTGCAAGAACTATCTTGACAAAACATAAAGTTTCTGCTACAGTGGGGCATAGTCATTTATTAGATTATGCATTGTCTACTTTGCCTAATGGTAAAAAGTTACATGGATTATCTGCTGGATGCTATTTAAATCATTCAGAGCATTTCGCTAGAGATACTCAACACTTATGGTGGAGTGGTTTAATAATTAAACGTGAAGTTAAAGATGGTAATTATAATATGGAGTTACTTGATATTAAAACTGTAAGGAGAGAATATGGACGAAGATAAAACATATGAAAACGAGATAGTGCCAGAAAGAACTGTATACTATAACAATGTAAATAGACCTGCACATTATCTACACGGTAAAAAAGAAACTATAGATGTTATATGTGATTGTATGACTAATGATGAGTTTCATGGATACCTAAAAGGTAATATACTTAAGTATGTTTCAAGGTATAAATTTAAAGGTGAGCCATTAGAAGATTTACAAAAAGCACAATGGTATTTAGATAGATTAGTCAAGGAGGTTAATAGTAATGGGTCAAGTTAAACAAGCAATAATGGAATTAGAAGATTTTGTAGCAGGTTGTTTACGTGAAGGTAGAACGTTAAATCAAACTATACGAGATGCCAGAGAATCAAAGGCAGCAAAAACTAATCCTTACTTTGATAGTGAGGAACTAGTAGAAAATAAATACTACCAATTCAAAGGAGCAGAGTAATGTTTAAAAGAGATATGCTTGATGCTTTGAAAAAAAAGTATGAGGCAGAAGTAGATGTAGCAAAAGCTACGATACAAATATACCTAGATAAACCTGTAGGTATAGGAGAACATCCACAGTTTGCTGAAGAGATAGATAAACAATTAGAAGCGATAACATGTGCATGTGATAAAATAAAAGCAATAGATAAGTATTATCCTGATGAGGATGATATACCATTTTAATAGGAGGACAGATGGATAAACAAGTACAACCAAGACAATATCTTATTGATTCTGAAAAATTAAAAGATATTATGAAGTATCTAATGACTAGACCATATGGAGAAGTTATTACCATTATGAATAGTTTAGCAACATTAACACCTTTTGAGCCAAAAACTGGGGAGAAAGATAATGGAAAAAAATAATTTAAGTAAGTATACTGGTATATTATTTGAATTAAAAATAGGCTTGAATAAAAACAATGCTATTGTTATTGACTATGGTGGTAAACCTGTGGGTAAAGTAAGAGATGCTTTAAAAGGTTTTCCGTATCAAGCAAATTTATGTGCGGCTATAATTAATCATGCTAACTCTGTGGGTAAAAAGTTACAAGATGATATTAAACAAATTATACAGAAAATTTAGACAAAAAAAAAGACCTCCTGATTAAAATCAGGAAGTCTTGTGTTGCTTAAGGGGAGTCTTTATGGCTCCCTTTTTTATTTTAGAGTATTCATTTGATCCATTATAGGTTTAGCTTTAGGTAATAGCATATTTTCTGTTTCTATAATTGGTCTAATTCTATTTGTATATACGTTTGCTAAAAAACTAGGATAGTCTGTTCTTTCTGCATATGGACTCATACCTTTAAACATATCTTCTACTTTCTCTGTAGATTCCATAACACTTTTATATCTATCATCTGTTGAAATTAAAGTTAAAAAAGATCTTATACTAGATTTACTATCAGGAAATTTTCTTAATTTAGCACCACCCATAGTTTCTAAAAAATCTTGATTACCTGTTGCATGCATACCAAAATAATTATTACCTTTTTTAGCAGTGGGTGCACCTTTAAATTCAAAATTACCTGTTTCTGCAGCAGCTACAGTTGCTATAAATCCTGTAGGTATTTTTCTTTCAATAGAATCTTCTGGGTACTCTTGCCGTACCTCTTCTATTGCTTTCATAAAATCTTTTGTGTTTTTTATTTCAGCCATAGTAATACTACATATAATTAAACTAGCAATTCCAAGCACGAAGTGCTTTATTAATTCTTGAATTTGGATCATTAGCAGTTTTAGCAGACGTAAGTTTTTTCTTCATGCCTTTCATCCTTGCACAAAAGCTAGCTCTTCTTTTATTACCAACTTTTTTACTAGGTCTTTTTAGATTAGCACCTGTTGTTCTTTTAAAATACTTACGACCTGCCTCGTTAAGTCCTCCAGAAGGGTTTTGATATTTTTTTGCTACCATTATTTTTTCTTAACTGTCATTGCTGCACGTTTAAATTGTGCTGCAGTGGGTGCACCTTTAGCACCTTTCTTTCTCATTTTACCACCACGCTTTCTTTTAGCATGGATGTTAGCGTATAGTCCTTTTCTCATTATGCTTTCTTTTTCTTTTTATTTCTTAACATAGCAAAGTCTTTTTTAGTAAGTTTACCATCTTTGTCCATGTCTAGTTTTTTTCTTTTTCCAGTAACTTTTTTGCTACCGTTTTTC